GCTCAGGGAGGCGACGGTGGCGTATCCCCTCTGAGAGAGCAGGGCGATTCCCAGGGCTAGAGCCGGGCTAACTGTGGTAGCCCTGAAGTAGCCAGAGCTTCCGGCCTTGCGGTAGAAGGACCCGTCTCCCGTAAAATATCCGTCCAGCAGGGCCTTGGCCTTATCTGGCGGCAAGGAGAGTACCCACCCCGGTAGGAGCTTGCCGTGCGCATATCGCCCGAAGGGCAGAAGGAACTCATACAACCGTTTCTTCGTAATGTTGAACTTAACGGTTGTTCTCGTCTCGTCCGGATACGGGTTAAACCCGGCCGCGATGATTCTTTTCCTCAATTCTTCAGCTTCTTCGTAGTTGGAGCAGACTATGACACGCCCCTTGCCGTTGTTTTCTGCGAGCCAACCGTCCGCCAAATAGCGTCCTACTAGCCACCACAACTCTGCTGAATGCGGGTCGTCGTCGACGACAGGAAGAACTTGCCCCGCAAAACTGGATTTGGACAAACAAGATGCGTCCACCCAGTTGGGCCCCGTGAATACCCGCCTATACGCCCCCTTCGCCCCCCTCAAGGGGTCCCATCTCTTGAGTTTTTCACGCGCATAGTACGGATGCTCGTCCGTAGTGACCGTAGGCAGCATCCCCTGACCGCGCACAAGCCTGCAAGAACCTGCCATGCGGCTTGCAGTAGATGTGATTTTTCTCCACCGCCCTTTATGGGTGAGGACAAAGTCGCCTATGACCAGCGACTCAATAGGTTTGTAGCCCGCGTAGGTCAAGACGAAGGTGCCCGCCGCGAAGCAGGGGAACCCGCCGCTCAACAAGGTGGGGGTTGGCAGATTCCGCTGCCCGACCTCCCTGACGTCAGAGAACCGTTGAACGTTCGGCCAATGTTTCTCTAATACTCGCTTGCAGAAGGGGTTGGCCTCGACCTGGAACAGAGTCTCAAACCCGGCCCACTCGAGGCCCAAGTCCAAGCCGCCCACGCCGCTAAAGAGGCTTCCGTGCGTGAGTTCGCTCACTGCTGTACCTGCGCCCCTGGCTTTAGGTAATAGCCCCCAGCCGGGTCAAACCCTACAGCTGGAACTGCTACTGCTGCTGTACCCATTGTGCCGGGTTCCTTAGCCCCGTAGGGTCTAATACCACCCAAAAGCAAAAGGGCCGCCGAAAGGCGGCCCAGGAAATCCGTTCTGGTTACAGCAGCCCTGCGTTGGCTTTGCGGGTGCGGTTCGCCTTGCGTGCCGCTGCGGAACGCTTCGCCGCCCGCGCCTTGCGGGTCGCGTTGGCCTTGTAGGCCGCTCGTGATGCCTTGGAGATCGCCATGGTGCCTCCTTCCGTAGGTTACCTATGGGCGTTCGCCACATAAGCGGCGACGCTTCTAGGGGTGATGCCGTACTGGTTAGCCAGCTCGTCGGCCGTGCTCCCGTCCTCATGGGCCTTGATCATGGCCTCCTTCTCATCCAAGGACAGGCATCCGTTTCTCTGAGTAATACTGCGCTTTTTAGAAGTCATCTCACTCCTCCGAGAGCTGTATCGTCTCGGGAACATCTATAACATCTATGAACGCCTTAGACTTGTCCCCGAACCTGCTGCGCAGCAAATCCGACGGGCGGGTCGTCGACATCCCGGTCAAGGACCTCTACGAAACGTTCGACGTCCGCCTCCTTGAACAGGGCTGCAACGAGGACCGGGTCATGAGCCTCAAGGATACGTTCTCGACTAAGGCGTACAAGGACGACCCGACGCTTGTTCCGCCAATTATCGTAGAGCTCGCTACAGGGAACGAGATCGACAACGAAGACGAACACCGCCGACGGAGGGTCCCCAACGGGTCGTACATCGTCCCCGAAGGACGCCACCGACGCAGAGGAGCGAAGGCGGCGGGGGTCGAGTTCATAAGGGCTATCCCGATGTACGACCTCACCGAGGAAGAGCGTCGGCTGATCGCCGTGGGCTGCAACATGGTTCGCGGTCCGCTCATGATGGAGCAGTCCGAGCTTGTCCAGCAGGCCATGCTGTTCGCAAAGCCCGTCGAGGATGGGGGCTTGGGCATGCCGCTACCAGAAGTGCGCAGGAAGTTCGCCGCGCACGCCGGGGTCACCAAAACCAGCCTCGACAAGACGATACGGCAGGTCGACAGCAACCTCGACGACGTGAACAAGCGGAAGGCGATGACGTTCTACAACGATGAGGACTCGCCCCTCACGACCAAGCAGAAGCTCGAGTTCATCCAGGGGAAGTGGGGCTTCCGCCCCGCGACGGTCAAGGGCTGGGCGAACCCGGAAAGGCGCAAGAGCAGGGAGCAGAAAACGGAAATCGCGAAGGGCCTCGCTGGCGGCGTGACAAAGTCCTTTCAGACGTTTAAGAAGGGCCTCGAACGCTCACGCGCCACGATGGTCAAGTTCTACGTCGATGACGTTGACGGCGGCATCGTCAGCGCCAATGAAGTGGATGACCTTCTGCTGCTGATGGAGCGGAACGCGAAATCGCTCCAAAAAACCATCTTGAAGGCGCGGCTGAAGTTCAAGTCGCAGGTGCAGCCGCGAGGGTCGGGTACAGCGTGACCATGTACTTTTCGAATGCGGCCATCTCGGCCAACTCCTGCTGCCTTTCTTGCTCGGTTTTCTGCTTGGCGATCGCCATTACTGTTTTCCCCCTATCTGGAATATCGAGCACAGCATCGGACTGTTGCTTTTCTTGTGGTCATTGAGGTAGGTGAACGAGCGAAGCTGGAGCACCGGAACTTTGGCCCTCACGCGCACGGCGTGGAGGAGCATCCGCTGCCGCTCCTCAGTACTGCTATATCCTTTGACACGTCCGTTGAGCACCGTGACCGCAACGAGCGCCCCGTCGTCCAGGACGCCAGAGCGGACGATCTTCTCGATCTCAAAACGCGGGGAGGTAGCTTGCCAAGACTCTATAGGGTCACAAAAGTCTAAATGAAAAGCCTGCACCCGACCGCCAACATCTGCGATGCTCTTACACACGTCTCGACAGACACCACGGTGTTGGTTAGGTTTAATGACGAGCTGCTCCTGCGGCGTAAACTCACGAGTGAAGTTCGCCATCACGGGGATGTTCTGCTCCACGAGGATGATATTCCCCAGAGGCCAGCCGTGTCGGACAGCGGTGTCAACCTCGTGCCTCTTCGGCCCGGCGAGCAGCATGATTCTGGCCGTCGGCGAGGCGGCGGGCGCGAGGATGCGGTGCACTTCCTCCCTGGCGGCCTGCTTCGCGGGAATGTCGTAAATGTGCCCTTCGCCCATTCTATGAGTATACGGCCGCGACCTCACTTTTGGCCACGCGTTACTTTGGTCGTCCACGGGTCACCTTGCGAGGGAGCGGAGGACGGCGTCCACCACGGGGACGCACACGGAGTTGCCGACCTGCCTGTAGGCCTGGGCGTCGTTGTCGGGGAGGATGTAGCGGTCGGAGAATCCCTGTAGGCGGGCGCACTCCCTGGGGGTCAGCAGGCGCAGGCCCTCGGGGGCGTCCACGGCGGGCGTGGAGAACGTGGCGACGGTCGGGGAGATTCCCTTGACGGAGTAGACCTTGTCCTGCTGCCTCGGGAGGCCGCTTGGGGTGTCGCCGTACATGATCGCCAGGGGCTCTATCCTGCCCGTGCGGACCTGGGGCTTCGCGGACATGTCGTACAGCCACTTGATCGCGTCGTAGCGCGGCGTGCCCCTGGGGAACGGGTGGTTCGGCTGCTTGCCGCCCGCCCTGGCGTTGTGCAGGACGGTGCGGTTCCTCCAGACGTTCTCAATGAGGTACTTCGGGTCGCCCATCTGCGGCTGGAGGATGTCCTCGACGGCCGGGTGGGTGTAGCGTGACGGCGACGGCCACGCGAACCTGTCGGGCAGGTCGGCGCGGACGCCGACGAAGAACATGCGCTTGCGCTGCTGCGGGACGCCGAAGTCCACGGCGTTCAGGACCCCGTGGTGCACGCTGTACCCGGAGGACCTGAGGTTGTCCACGATCGTCTCAAGCACGGGCGAGCCGTCCTTGTTCCGCATGAACTGGATGCCCTGGACGTTCTCGAAGACGAAGTTCGCGGGCTGCTTGGCCCGCAGGACGCGGACGAGCTCCAGGAAGAGGTTGTCCCTGGTCTCCGCGTCCCCCACGGTCTTGCCGTTCTTGAGGAACCAGCGCCCGTTCTTGGAGAACGGCTGGCACGGGAAGCCGCCGAACAGCACGTCGTGGTCGGGAATCTCCCTGTCCTCGACCTGCGGATGTCGGCGAGGGAGGAGATGCCGAAGTTCTTGCTGTAGGTGACGGCGGCCTGGGGGTTGTTGTCGATGGCCATCACGCACTTGGCCCCGAGACCGTAGACGCGCTCCGCCCCGAGGCTGAAGCCGCCGATCCCGGAGAAGGCGTCAACGTATGTGAGCATGTCGGATAATACTCAGAACGTCGTGTCGATCTCGAAGCCCCACGCCTCAAGCAGCGGCTCCGGGACGTAGCGGGAGTTGCGGTTCGCCCGCACCCACTCGCGCAGCGGCTCCGACCGGATGTACTGGTCCGGGGTCAGGCCGAGCTCCGTGGTCTTCCTCTCGAACTCCGTGACGGTGGGCACCACGGGCAAGGACTGCTCCTTGCCCCAGTTCGGGTTGCCGTGCTTCTTGGACATGGTCTCTCCTTAGGCCGTGATTCTCTTCTTGTAGGGCTTGCGCTGCTTGGGCACCTCGGCCCTGCTGAGGAAGCATTCGCCGAGCTGCTTCAGGCGCGTCCGCATGCGGGAGAACTCCTGCTCGGTCACGCCCATGTACGCCGCCGCCTCGGCCAGCGGGCCCGTGGCCTCCAGCGCCTCGATGGCGGGGAAGACGCTCGGGTCCGTCCGCTTCACGAAGTCCTTGAACTGGCCCGTGAACAGGCGGTCGTCGTGCTGCTTCTTGCTGCGCTCGGTGCTGGCGACCAGGTGCGAGCTGTTCGCGTGGATGTACTCGTCGTCCGGCGCGTCGCTGCGCCCGTCGGCGGACACGGAGACCGCCGCGCCGAGGGGCACGTTGCCCGCCCTGCACACGGGGTTCTTCTGGCGCTTCGACTGAACCGTGTTGAACTTGTTCGCGAGGCAGAAATTGATGTAGTTGCGGAATCGGCGCTCGCTCGCGCCATACTGCGCGTAAGGGTTAAACGTTTCAACGACATCGGAGCATCCGCTTTGCCTTCCGTTCGCCCCTGGGAGGCGGTGCTTCGAGGCCTGCGGCAGGTACTTCATGTGGATGAGGAGGTCCTGGGTCCAGTCCTCCACGTCGTCGTCGACCTGGAAGCGGTTCAGCCGCTTCTTCACCCAGTTCAGCACGTACTTGGGGTACCGCTCGTAGAACTCGTCGAAGTCCTTCGGGACGACGAAGCCGTCGTCGCCGACGAAGTGGCCGTCCGGGCTGATGGTGAACTTGTCCCCAGTGTAGCCCTCCGGCTCCTCAAGCTGGGGCATCGCGGCCTTGGCCGCCGCGAGCGCGTCGGCCTCCGCCCTGGCCTTGTCCTTCTCGGCTATCCTCTGCTCCCGCTCCTCGGCCCTGCGCTCGGCTATGGCCAGGGCGATCGCGTCGACCGCGACCACGAACTCGGTCGGCGAGCTCTGCGCGGTGATCGTGCCCACGACGGGGTAGCCCCACGGGGCGCTCCCCTGGAGGGACATCTTGCGGTCGGTCCAGGCGACGACGGGTGCGCCCAGCAGGGGCGCGTCGGGGGAGGTGGAGGGCTCCAGGACGATGGCGTAGCCGGGGACCTGCCGCCCCTTCCACTCGCGGAGGCTCCTGTAGATGCTCTTCTCGGGCTCGACGGAGGGCTTGGGCCTGCGGGCCTCCGTGAGGTTGTACTGGAACGCGACTACCGCCGCCTCCTCGAAGAGCATCCCCCCGAGGTGCAGGGTGACGTTCCGTTCGGGGGGCATCAGGCTGTAGACTTTCACCGACTTTGGAGCGGCTTGCTGGTTCATGGGCCTCCACAGGCAGAGACGCGGCCGCCGGGGAGTCGGTTCCCGGCCGTCGAATCTGGGCCTTGCTCGATTATTTTACCCCGGCCGAGCGCCTCTTCGCGGCGGGCGCTGGAGACAGCTCGTGCTCCAGAGCCTCGATGTCCCTCTTCAGCGCGACCATGACGCAGCACCGCACGCCAGCGGCGCACTCGGCTGAGTGGGCGGCGTAGATGTCTTTCATGGACTGGAGGACACGTGGTTTTTGGCGTTCGGACAGGACGATGTTTCTCATTGAAAAATAGCGGCGGAAACCCAGCCTTTAGGCCGGGAGGAGCCGCGTCCTCCGACTCTAAATTTGGCGGTTTAACGTTCCGCCAAACGTGGGCGGTAAGCCCTCCTGTATACATCTCTTCGACATTGGCAAACGCAGAGGAATCGGACTAGAGAAGCATCCAAAACGTGCTTTGAGGCACCACCCTCGGTTTGCTAATTGCGAACTCGGACTTAACCGAATCTCGACTTGTCTAGTGCATAGGTTTGACCTGCTTCCGCCTGTTGGTCAGGCTTCCGCAAGCCCAGACTTTAGTCTGGGTCTATGACACGCACCTGGAGTGACTACTGTAGCATCAGATGCGGCGCGGAGTCAATCGGATTCGGGGGTTTTACAGCTCGATCGTGTCCTCAAGGAAGCTCAGGTCGATGTCCTTCGCCTTCCCCTTGATGCGGCGGCGGCAGGTGGTCTTGGGCGTCGCCTCCAGTGCTTCGGTGAGCTCTATCACGGACCTGTCCAGGGCTGTGCGGCAGGCTTCCATCGCGCAAGTGCTGAGGTCCAGGGCTGCCTTCTCGGTCGCCATGTTATTTCCCCTTGATTATGCCCAGCAGGCCCTCGACGACCCGCTGGAAATTGGTCATGATCGTCGCCTGGTTCGCCGCCAGGACGTCCTGCTTCGCCATCATCTCGCGCACGATGGTGAGCTCCGTGTCCGCCACCTCGGCCTGGTGGTGGATCGCGTCGGCTAGCTGGTGCACGCTCACGGCCAGCTCGCGCTGCGCCTGCACCTGGCCCTCAAGCTGGCCCTTGAGCTCGGCGTTGCTGTCCGTGATCGCCTTGGTGTTGGCCTCAAGGTTGCGGCTGATCTGATTTATAGAGATGGTGTTCCAGATAAACAGGCCAGCGCAGAGGATCACGGCTCCTGCCGCCGGTCCAAATTCCTGAACAAGCGATACTGGGTCAGCTTGAAGCAGCATGGGTAACCTCGTTCGACCTGTATTTACGAAAACATAACATCAAAAATAGCCACTCATCATAGGAGAAAACACTACCTTTAGCCCAATTACAGCGCCCGCAGCACACGACCACATTGCTTGCGGTGTAACCCAAGTTATCGTCTTTTCTGTCTAGGTTAAAACGGTCATCAATGTTAGTATAAACATGCCGTGCCCATGAAACTGAGTCTCCGCAATAATGACATTCGCAGACTGCCGTGAATTTCAAAAATTCGTCAAAGGTTAGGTCAACGCGGTAGTCACGTTTCTCCGCGCAGCGAATAAGACGGTTGTACAAAACCCTCAAATGGTCGCAGACGCCTATTGTGCCCTTGTACGTATTTTGAACGCCCGTTAGTTGTGCCACCACACCGCACAAGCAGTACATCACGGTTGCCCCCTATATTGTGCTCAAAAGGCGGATTACCTGCGGCGTCCGCGAGAGCGCCTGTCCCACGGGCTGATCGGGGCCGTGCCCATGAAGGTTCCGGCATGTTTTTCAGTGGTTTTGAGCTTCTCCATGACCCTGAGGGTCTGCATCGGCACGCCGTCCATGCAGAGGAGCGGAGCTGGCGGCTTGTGCATCTGCGACTGCATGAGCAGGCTGAGGCCGGAGGGGTCCATGTACAGGTTGCCCTCCTCGATCAGCCACCTCTGCGCCAGGAAGGCGCACAGCATGGCGGCGTCCGCCATGTCGTCGTGGGCTCCCTTTTCCAGCGGGGCCTGCACGCGAATCTGGTACTTGGACGCGACCTCCAGCTCGACGAGCTTTAGCTCTTGGATGAACTTCGGGTTGTACGGGAACGCGCAGAGCTTGTTCTCGATGTAGCCGCGCAGGGCGTACGCCATCTGGGAGTTGATCGCGGGCGTCAGGTTGACGAGCTCCATGTTCTTGATCTCGTTCAGCTCGAGGAGCTGGACGAGCTGCTGGCCGCCGTGCTGGTCGGTCGCGCCCTTGAAGCAGGGCAGGCACTTGTTCATCTCCCGCAGCCACGCCAGGATGTCCTCAAGCGGGAGGACCTGGTGGTCGCGGTACTTCTGCTGGCCGATGCCGTTCACGACGCCCGGCCAGGAGCCGACCTCGCCGACCATCATGCGGTCGATGTAGTCGTACACCAGCCTGATGCCGCCGTGCGGGCCGCCCGGCTCAAGGTGCGCGATGGCGAGGGCGCTGGCGTCGTTCGTCATGCCCAAGTCAAAGCCCCAGAAGTAGTTCACGCCGATGCTCGCCGGGACGAAGCGCGTGACGTTGATCCTCGCCGTGCTCATGACCGGGAGCCCCTTGTCGTCCCACTGCACGTCGACGCACTCCTTGACGGCCCGCTCGGTCACGTACGACTCGGACGACTCAAGGAACTTCCCCGTGTACTCCGCCTTGAACGTGAGCGGGTTCTTCTTGTGCTCGGACTTGAGGAATCTCGGGAGCAGCTTCGGGTTCATCTCCGCGCTTGACGTGTTCAGCGTGAAGATGCCGGACGCCACGCCCTCGTCGAGCGCGAGGCGGTGGAGCTCGTACATCTTGCCGATCTTCTTGAGGGGCGAGGAGATCGACAGGATCATGGAGTCCTGTATCGCAATCATCTCGTTCTTGTCCTCGAACTCAAGGACGCTGTCCTCCGTCTCCTCGAAGGCGGTGTCCTCCTGGCCGAACGTGGTGCCGTAGTGCTGGACGGTCGGCTCCTCCTCCCTCGTCTCGTGGTGGAAGTCGCCGGTCGCCGGGGTGGCGGCCGCGTACATGTCGTCCGACGTGCTGCCCTTGGCGGAGCGGAAGTGGGCGAACTCGTCCAGCGCCAGGAACACGGAGGACGGGGAGCGGACGGCGTTCGTGGTGCAGTTGTGAACCGCTGCGAGTTTGGTCAAGAACGACTCTGTGTTCTCAACGCTGATGTCCACTACCCGGCCCGTTTTCCCGGAGGGCCCTATGCTGGTCACCTTGGACCAGTAAAATTCCTGGTCCCCTATTTTCTGGAAAAACCGGCAATGGCGGTCCTGCTTGCAGAACTCAACATACCAAGACTCGCGGTGAAAGACCCCGCGCTTATCAGTGTACTCATCCCTGCGTGCTACCGACGGGCGCAGGCCAGCCTGCACGCCAAGCGCGAACAAGGAATAGGCGAGTTTCTTAGACACAGTGGGGCCGATGTCTCTGCCCTCGCAGCCGTCGCCCTCCAGCCAGCCGCGTATCAGGGCCTTTTGGCACTCTACCGGCCAGTACAGCGCCTCAAACGGAATGCTTTTTTCAGCGCGTCCGCTACCAAACAAATGTTTCAGACTGCGCACTAACTCCACGCTGTTGCACATCACCCGGCAACCGTTGCTTTTATTGCCAACGATGCGCGACGGCAGGCCAAGCTCCGACGACAGTGTCTCCTGCACGAATTTCGCGAGCGTGGCTTTCTCGCTGATGTGAAAATCCCAATCTATTGTGCGGCTGGGGGAGCCCGCAACAGAGCCTTCTGCCAGATACAGACCCCACAACCGGCACATGACGGGGCTGATCGCGAAGGCGGGAATAGCCCTAGCCGCGCTTCCGGTGTGCGTATACTCATGGCCGCAGCAGGAGCCCGTGTATGTCTTTGTCCTGAACGCTTCACTGTCCAGAGAATAGGACTTTCGCAGGCTTTCAGACACGCGGGGGAACAGCACGTAGTCCCCCTCAGAGATGCCTGACGCCGGACCCTCCGTCGGTTTCAGGGCCGTGCGCTTCTTGGCGAACCTTATTTTTGAGCGGCCGTCAATCGTATCCGTCAGGCGTCCACCGCGGTCGCGCCTGGTCAAATACGGCAGGTTAGCCCTTGCCTCCCCGGCCGGAACATAGATGCAGGTGTGGTTTGACGTGAGCAGCAGGGGGTCGCCGCGAAAGTTGGCCGTCTCAAGCGCCCACAGCTCCTTCTCACTGTACTGTTTATGCGTCACCCGCTGCCTGCTGCCGAAGCCGTCCGGCACAGCGCCGCCAACCTCCATTTCCTTGAGAGGGACCAGCCCGGATGCGGACCATATCAGCTCGTTTTCTTCTATGCAGGGCAGGCACGACACGGTGATGGTCGGGTTGATGTCGCGCTGGTCACGGTCGGCGAGCGAGACGAAGGAGAGGTCCTTAGTGTTGTTGTCCTTCAGGAACGGCGCGAACCACGACGCCCTGTTGACCTGCTCGCGGAGCTTCTTGAACAGCCTGCCCGCGCCCTTCTCGTCCTGCGCCAGGAAGGTGAAGTCGATGTTGGAGCCGCTGACCAGGCCGAAGTACTCCTGCGGGCTCCTCAGATTTAGTAACAGATACAACTTGTAAGCCGCGATTGCTGCTACCAACTCTGAATTATGGGTGACGTTGAAATTTTTTCCGAACAGATAAAGTCCGGTGGGGTTATCCGTGGTGATGCATCGCATAGACCGCTTGCCAACGGGTTCTACGGAAACTATATAGCGCCAATTTTGAGTATCCTTAACTTTCTTTGGTAAACGAGCGAGTTTACGTGGAAGACGAAAGACCGGAAGAGTCCCGGTCCATTTCACTATGTAAGCTGTTTTACACTTTTTCCTTCCCGTAGGGCTATTCGTGCATACCGGGATTTTTTCAGACCAATGAGGCTTCAACCCAAGGGAAGCAGCGAGGTGGTACACCCCTTCAGCAAGGCTCTTGTTTGTGTTTGAGAATTCGCATTGACCGTCAAGCATGCACGAACCATCGGTATCCATTAACCCTTGCAGCAAAGCTAATCGTTGTTCTTTAGAAGCCCACAAGTATCCATGGGGAATGTGCTTGTTTTGGACTACACCCAATTCACGAAGTTGGGGGACTACGCCTCTGATATAATGCGCTTTGTCAATTGTTGAAGAATGGGTTACGGTATACCCCGCCTTTTCAACCTCTTCCCAAATTCCTCGGTCAACCCCAGTAAATTCGCCACTGTTTTTACTCCGATCTCCAAGCCAAGCTCCAAACACGTAAGGATCAATGAGTAAGCTACGTTCGAATAATTCGACAGGCTTAGGCAGAGGCACAGCGTGATTAGCTTGAGGTTTTTTGTCAAAGGTGCTAGTCTGAACTAGAAGAGTATTTCTAATTTCTTCTGTCGTCCTAACCATGCCTGTGCAGGGTTGTAGCGGATGGTGACCGTGGCGAAAGGGCATAGGCTCCCCCTTACTTATTCCACGTGTTAAATGATTACGCTGAGCGGATGGTGCTGACGTCCCACAACCACAACCGCAAGCCCCAGCAGTCGCCGCCATAACTTTTGGTCTACGAATAGTTTTTCTGCGCTCGGTTCGGTCGTATGTCAGCCAGAGATGCCCGCTGTGGGTTAGAATAGATGTGCCGTCATCGAATGAGACCCTGTACGCTTCTTCCTCAACGATTGGGTGGGCTAGAACTACTTTGTGAACTTTTCCGTCCTCGCCGAAAATCTTATCCCCATCCTTCAAATCTCCGTTTCTTACAAATCCGTCAGGTGTGGGAACGGGCTCATTCACATCAATTAGTTTTCCCCCACGTCGACCGGCGAAGACGCACGCCTCGTTGAAGCCCCCGTAGGGCGTCCCGACGTTCGGGATGTCCTGCCAGTTGTCGACGTTGCAGCGCCCCTCGTTGAAGCAGATGTGGAGGTACTCCGCCTCGGTGACGTCGGGCCGGAGCTTCTTCTCGCGGTAGACGTCCCACATCGGGACCTTGCCCCAGTCGGGGATGCGCTTGGACCACTCAGGCACTTTGTCGAACGCCACGCCGTAGATCGCCTTCGCGATGACGCGCTGCACGGGGCGCAGCACGATCCCGACCCCGTTGGGGCCTTCGATGAAGTCTATGGCGTCGAGTAGTTTTGACGGGTCCTCAACGCCCTCTGCGATCGACTGGGCGAAGACCGAGTTCTGCGCGGCCTTTGAGAACCTCTTGTTCCTGCTGATAGGAGGCATGTCTACTAAGGGGTTGGATATTCGCGGAATCGAAGGAAAAACGGCCCCGTGGCGTAGATTCCACGGGGCCTTTATCGACGCGTCCGGGGTTAGAGGTGCCTCATGGCGTCCATATATTTTGGGTTGGAAGGAGGTCTATGAAGTCGCAAGCCCCCCGAGGATACTTACGGACTCTGCAATCCGGGGAGTTAAGCCCGGCACGCCCGTGTTCTTCCTCTCCGGCCACTATCCTCGCGGTCGTGGTACCGTGTCCCTTGGCGGCTTTCGGAGCCGAGCCGCCGAACTCTTTCTATCGACTTCTTCCCAAACTCACGGGACGCGGGGTTAAGATCGCGTCCCCTGGTCCCAGCCGCTCTCCGAGGCCGTCTTGGCCATCGGGTCGCCTGCGCGGCGGAGACCGCTGCCGCCCGTCTGCATCCTGCGCACCATGGACCCCGTGTGCACCTGGCTCGGGTTGACCTCGCCCTCCATGAAGGAGCGCGGGTCCTCAAGCCACAGGTCCACCACGGCCTCCTCGGACTCGTTCAGCGCGGCGGCTTCGAGGTCGTGGTCGAACTCGTCCACCACTTCCTTCCAGTGACGAAACTCCACCGGAGCGCCGTCCTGCGTCGCGCCTGTCTTGCGGAACAGCATGGCTACTCCCTCGTCCCGGCCACGAACTTGTACTTGAGCTTCATGGACTCGGTGTCGATAGTCTCCGGGCGGACGAACACCTCGTAGATGAACCCGCCGTTGTCGCCGTCGTGCCACACCGCGCCCTGCGCCCACGCCTCGTTGACGGCCGTCTGAATCTGGCTGTCGCTGAGCTTGTCCATCAGATACTTCACGCGGCCGCCTTGCGTGGTTTGCCCCATCGGCTGCGCTGTGTTGCCCTGCTCCATCTGGTCCAGTTGCAGCTCGCCGACGCCCGGGACCTTGTCCAGGAGCGGGCGGCTGGTGACCTTGAACGCCGCGATCATGGTCGCCGCGATCTCGCCGCAGACCATCTTCAGGAACCTGCTGAACTGCGCGGCCTCGTCGCCCTCGGCGGCGGTCTTGCTCGCCACGTTCAGCGCCGCGCCGGGGATTCCCTGGTACTGGCCGTAGAACTCGTCGGTGAACATCTCGCCGCGAATGTCGTTCTCCTTGCGGAGGGGCACACCCTCAAGCACCTCGGGCTTGCCGTCGCGGCCGATGCCCATAGCCCCGCCGGGCTTCGTCGGGGCGTAGTCCGCCGCCGCCATCGCCATCGGCTCCGGGTCCTCCACGTCGCCGGGGAGCATGATCATCTCCACGATGCCCGTGTCCAAGGCGCTGTCGAGCACGCCCTCCAGCTCGTGGCCCGCGTCCCCGACGATCTCGGGGTTGCCCGCACCGCTCATCGGCTGGTTGGACGAGTTCGGGTAGTCCACGATCTCGTGCTGCATCTCGGGGTAGAACTCCTTGAGGACCTGCCCCGGGAAGAAGAAGTTGAATCCCGCTTCCTTTTCGAGTTCCTGCTCTGTCTTTGCCATACCTTCTCCTGCTTTCTTAGCCATGTTCATCCGCTCGTCCCAGCGCAGCCCGTGCTTCGCGAGCATCTCAAGCGCCTGCTGCTTGTCCGGGCCGCCCATCACCCCCGCCATCGCGTCAGGCATCTTGAGAGTCTTGATAGCGATCCTGAGAGCGTGCATCTCGGACAAGCTGGCCGCCACCCGCGCCACGCGAAGGCTCTCCATCTTGATTCCCATAGTCCCCGCGAGCTCCTTGTCTGGCATGTCGCGGAGCCTGGCGTCCGCGTCGTTCTTCGCCTCGTCGATGGCGAACTGCGCGATCTCGACCCAGTTCGGCTCGGTCCACTCCTGCTCCTGCTCTGCCATCCCGACCTCGTGCCTGAAGTCCCAGAGCTGGTTGATGATGTCCTCGTTGTGCCTGCCCGTGGACGGCAACTTCTCGCCCATGAGCTCGCGGCGCTCGTGCGCTCCACGGTCATCGCGGGTCTCCTGCGCCGCCTCCTCAAACTCGCGCTTGACCATGCTGTACGGCTTCCGCATGAACTTCTTGAGCCTCTCGGCCAGCTCCTCGGCGCTCCAGCCCTGCTCCAGGGCCGCCTTGCCCAGGTCGCGCCTGATCTTGTTCGTGTCCCTCTCCTGGTCGATGTACAGGTTCAGGTCATGCGTCTGCTTGTCCGTCCAGCCGTCGTAGTCCGCCGTCTTCACGGACGCGGTGCGCATGTAGGTGAAGATCGACACGTCGCCCTTGTCCCTGGCCTTGACGTCGGCGGGGTCGATGGCGCGGGAGGTGAAGAACTGCATGGCCTCAGCCACGGACGCCGCGTTGGTGGCCTCCTCCGTGAGGCCGTCCTCGTCCACGATGTAGCAGGCGTACGGGAGCGGGGTCGCGGAGACCTCGGCCGTCTTGAGGTACCAGCGCATCTGCTTGTGCTTGACCTTCCCCTCCCTGGCGAGCTCCATCAGGATCGGGTACGCCGTGTTGTGCGGGGCCGCGCCTAGCCTCTTCTCGACCTCGCCCGTCGTGAGGTTATTCGTCTTCAGCCACTCCAGCACGAGCGCCTTTTGCGTCGAGTCGACCGCGCCCGCCTTCTTCGAGTCCTGCGCGGAGTTCCAGCCGCAGTCGCACACCCAGCTGTCCGTCGGCCTCTCCTTGTACGCCTGGCCGCCGCAGCGCGGGCACTTCATGGTCCACGCCCCGACTACCTTGCCGAAGAACTCGCTCGCGCCTTCGACGAACGCGGACGCCGCCTTGAGGCTCGTGAACTTCCTCGTGCGAGGCTTGCCCCTGAAGGTGAAGCCGACGTGGAAGTCAGGCCCGGTCAGGTCAGTACCCCCGAACGCCCCGCCGCCATGGCCCGAGGTAATCTTGTCGTCATACTCGCCGCCGATCGGCCCCGCCTGCACCTGCGCGGAGAACATCTCATGCTGCGCCGGAGCGCCCAGCCCAGGGCTGCCCTCCCGCGTGGGGATGGCCCTGTTCTTCGGCACGGTCGTGACCTGGTCGTCGTCCAGGAGGATGCAGACCCAGCCCATGCCCTGCGCGGTGCGTCCGCCGACGAACGGGTAGTCGTGCTCGACCTCCTTGGCCCTCGCGGAGCCCCAGGGGATGACGACGCCCTCCTTGTTGGAGTCGATGCCCGTGCCCTCGCTGATCCTGACCCTGGTGCCCTGCTTGAAGCCCGCCGCTCCCTTGGTCTGCATCCTGTGCGCCGGGAGCGCAGCGTCCTCGCCGCCCTCCATGTACCTCAGCCACTCCGGCGGGACCTGGTCTCGCGGCACTTCCTTGCACTTCTTCGCCAGGAAGTCACGGCCGACGCCCGTCGTGCAGACGGAGCTGGGGTCGCCCGCGATCGCGGAGGCGCGTCCCTCGAAGTGGTCCTTGCCGAGGTTCTGCTTGTAGTAGTCGTTCGTGCTCGGGTCGATGCTCAAGTAGTCACCGTTGCGCTCGCGGTAGTACTTCATCCCCGCGTCCGCCTTCTTCTCGGCGGAGCCCTTGTGGCTCTCCATGTTCTTCAGGCCCTCCTTGGCCGCGCCCTCGGACTTGAAGGAGTTGATGATCTTGTCGGTGTTGTGCTGCCTGATGCACCACTCGGCCAACTCGCCCTTGGAGTTGCGGTGCCCTGGGCAGTGCGAGACGTAGGCGACCTTGCTCTGCGACGCCACGTTGATGATGATCTGGGTGCCGGGCTTCGCGGTGACCTCGGTCGCACCGGGGTTCATCAGCTTCTCGTCGCGGACCTCCTCGCCCCGGATGACCTCCTCCTGCTTCTGGGCGATGGGCTTGCCGACCTCCATCTCGGCCTGGGTCTCTATGGCCTCGCGGATGGCGTTGACGTTCTGGCGCTCGGGGGACTTGATGCCGCCGTCGGTGACGGGGACGCCGCTCTCCTCGTGGGTGTTCTCGTGCAGCTCGTCGTTGGACGGGCCCGCCTCGGGGCCTGGGAGGTGCTCCGGCTGCTGGGCCAGCTCCATCTTCTGGCCGAGCTCGCTGTCGCTGTGGATGAGGTTCGCGGCTTCCTTGCCGGCGAGCTGCTGCACGCCCTTCACGCCCCACTGCGGGCCGAGTATCTCTCGCAGTTGCAGGGTCACGCCGTCGCGGTCACCGTCCGCCAGGAAGTGGACGTGCTCCGTCCCCTCGACAGTGACGTCGATCCCCGCGTTGCGGAGGATGTCGGCGGTCTGCTTGACGATGGTCGGCCCAGTGTAGAGCTTGAACTTGCCCGCCTTCTTGGGCGCGGGCTTGCTCGCGGTCCTGTGCTGGGAGAACGCCTGCTCGACGGCGGAGCCGAAGCCCATGTCGTCGTGCATAAAGTCGCCCAGGTCGTTACTCTTCCTTATCATCAGTTAACCCCCGCCACTTTAGCTGACAGTCCGTTGAGGGATTTCCTCAGATACCGCGCTGCAAAGTCAAGCAGTTCTGAGGAGTCATTGGCGTTGCCGAGTAGCAAATTGCACCGGCTGTGTATCAAACCGCGAATAACTCCTGTTTCATGGTCATGATCCGGAACTAGCCGCGAGCCCTTAATTGGTGGCTTTTCGCACAAGGCGCAGATGTTCCCTTGTTCCGCCAGAAGGCGCTCATATTCTGGCACGGTCATGTCTATCCCGTAGAATTTCCAGCTAGCGTTCATGCGCGAAATTCTGTGCTTCTCTGGTACTTATCCCACCATCTCCGCCATGCACCTGGATTAGCTTTGTACCACTCCTTGTGGCGCTCTTTGTCACAGAGTAAGCACTCGCGCCGACCGTTAGGTTTCAAGCGAACGGTCTCTGCGGTGTATTCGTGTCCGCGCTTGCAGTGTGTTTTGTGGTTTCGTGTCACACCAGAGCGGCCGCGAACCCAGCCTTCGCTTTCCAAGCTCTGCGCCTTTGCTGGTGGCACTGCGTGGTTGCGTTCTCCGTTATTCACCCAGACAAGACCCGTCATTCCCATAGGCTCAGTTACTCCGTGCTCTCATCTTCGGTTAAAACTATCCCAGCCAAATCTCCGCCGCCGAAGTCGATCTGCGCCTCCTCCGGGTACTCGTCCGCGTAGGAAGCCAGCTTGGCGTCGAACGCGTCCTTGCTGAGTGACCCGGCCTTGAGCGTCGCCTCGTACGGCTGCTCGTTGCACGGCAAGCCGAGGGCCTTGAGGTGCTTGCAGCACCTACGGCTGATCCAGCCGGGGCAGGAGCAGGCCCAGTAGCCGCGTGACTTGTTCTGCGCGATGCGGTAGAGCCTGTCGCTGGACTCGGACTTGATCTCGAAGCGGTTCGTCCATGCCGCGTTGTCAGGGTCCTGGTGCACGCCCTGCGGCATCCTGACGATCGCGCCCTCCCTCGGCTCGCCCTTCGGGCCGCTCTTCGGGGGCTGCTTCTCGCCCCTCGGCTCGCCCCTGGTCTCGGACTTCGGCTCGCTCTTGCCCGCTGGCAACTCACCTCCGCCGCCGCCAGGCTTCTTCGCGCCGCAGCGCAGGCACTTGGAGCCCGCGTTGTAGTTGGAGCAGTTGTCGCACTCCCAAGGCCCGGACCAGTCAGCCCGCTTCGGGCAGATATGGTCCTCGTTGTCGTCGAACTTCTGGTCGCAGTAGGCGCACGTCTCGCGGTCGTCCCCGGCGAAGTGCTCCGGATTAACGGTGTCGGTCGCCAGGGGCTCGTCGGCCATCTCGCTCTTGCCGTAGGTCAGCTCGGACTTCGCCTCGCTCATGTCTCCCTCGACGCCAGCCGCAGACTTCGCGTCCACGGCCGGCTGCTGGATGTCCTTGTCCACGGTGCCGGGGCTGACCACCTCGGACTTCGCCTCGGCGATGTCGCCCGAGACGTCGGCCGAGCACTTGCAGTCCGGCCCGCTGGTGTCCTTGATGTCCGCGTCGGTTTTGGGCTGGATGATGCCCTCTCCGCCCTTCCAGTTCGCCGGGTTGTCGGCGGTGTCCGCCTGCTTCTTGCCGCCCTGCTTGGTGTTGACTGGAGTCGGGCCGCTGGTGTCGCTCACGACCGCCCTCGCCTTGATCTTGGTACCGGGGCCGTCCGTCATGTTGTCCGGGTTGTCCGCCGTGTCCGCGACCTTCTTGGCGCTGTTCTTGCCGCCGATCGGGTTGGCGCTCGGCAGGTCCTTGCCACGGGTGTTGGTGATCTCCTTGTTGGTCTTGATCCTGATCGCACCCTCGCCGCCGTCCTCGTTGGCGGGGTTGTCAGCCGTGTCGGCCTTCTTGGAGCTGCCGCCCTTGTTCTGCTGCTGGTCGTACTGCTTGTGCTGGCCGACCGTCTTCGAGTCGCCTGTCTCCTTGGACGGCGGGTTGGCCGCGCCGTCGATGTTCACGTCGTTGTCCGCCGTGTCCGCCTTCTTGGACGACCCCGTGCGCTGCTCCGGCTGGTAGAGCACCTCCTGGTCCTCGTCCGCGAACGCCTCGCCCTCCGCCTGCGCCGCGTCGGCCTGGCCCTGCTCCTCGATCGCCTCGGCGACCGCGTCGCGGAACCACTCCATGTGCCTCACGTTGTCGACCATCTGCCCCGCATTGGCGGCGACGTCGTAGATGATGTCGTCGTCGTTCTGGATGGCCTCCTCGGCCGCCCTCAGGGACTCAGACGATGGCCCGCCCTCGTTGATCTGCGTCTCGTCGAACAAGTCGCTCACGAAGTCCGCGTACTTGTGCTGCGACAGGACGTAGTCCACCACCTGCTCCCCGGTGAACGTCCCGCTGGCCATCTTGGCCCTCTGCGGCGTCATGGTGACAAAGATGCCGCTGTCGTCCAGTATGACGTGGCTCATGCCGTCGTTCCTGTACTCGTCGAGGATGCGGTCGTGGCTCTCCTGCCACCGCTCCTCCGGCTCGTCCGCCGCGTCGCGGCATCCGAGGGTGTGCGTCTCGACCCACCAGCCGTCCACGACCCCGCTGTCCCCGAGCAGCAGCGTGTTGCCGTGCAGGGCGTCGAGCATCTCCTGCGCCTTCGCCAGCGCGGCCTTGGGCGGGCCGTGGTAGTCGTTGTTGTCCACGCGCCACGCCGCTTCCTTGGACTCGGGGGTGCTGTCCTCCTGCGCGTCCGCCTCGGAATCGGACATGGACTTCTCGTCCTCGGGCTCGTCGCTCTTGAACGACTCGGGCAGGTCGCCCACGTCGCGCTTGTTCGGGCGTCCGCCGCTGCCCGCTGGTTTGTCGTTGTCGCCGCCCTCGGCGACCTGCTCGCCGCCTGCGGCGGGGACGTCGACGTCGATCAGGGGCGCGGGGCCCATGTCCTCGGTGATGTCGGCCCAGATGGAGTCGATGTCCAGGGACACGGCCTCCTTGCTGCGGTAGTTCTCCAGCTTGGCTTCCTTCGCTGCGCGTGCCTTCTTGGTCTTGGGGGACGCGGCCTCGTAGCCGCCGTCGGAGTCGACGATCTTGGCCATCTTGGACGCCACGTAGGAGGCGTCGCGGGCCTGCTTCGCCTGCTTGCCGCCCTGGATGCCCATGGACCGGAGCTCGCCGAGGTCCTGCTCGGTCGGGTTGTAGTTCTTCGGGTTCTGCGGCTCGAGCTGCTCGTCGCCCTCCTCGCCGTACACGTAGAGCCAGCCGTTGTCGCCGACGTAGATGTCCTGCTCGCCGTACGCCTTGGCCGCCTCGGTCAGCGCGTCGCCCGTCTGCGGGTAGTCGCCGTCCCAGAAGCCCGCGCCGTGCCCGTTGCGGGTCAGCCAGAAGTCGTGCCCCTGGCTGGCGTCGTCCTGCCCGTCCTTCTCGTACGCCTGCTGTAGAAGGTCGGCGTTCTCGCTCTGGAACTTCGCGCAGTCGCGCTCCATCGCCGCGAGGCTGGAGGGCGAGAGGTCCTTGATGCTGTAGTTCGAGTCGAGGGGCTCGCCGCCGCTCGGGTCGGAGTTGTCGTTAGAGCTCCACAGCGCCGCCGTAAGGTAGCCGTCCGTGAACTGGTCCTTAGCCTTGAAGTTGACCGCGATCTTGACGTTGCCCCACTTCTCGGTCGCGGACTTCGAGAGGCCCTGGTCGCCGTACAGCCCGGCCTGTATTTCCTTAGAATGGTCCTTGATCGACTGCGGTGCCTGCTGGTCGGTCGCCAGCGTGGCCGCGTGGTCGCGGATCGCCTGCGGGTGCTCGCGCTCGACGTAGCCGCCGTGGCGGAACCTGTCCATCATCTTGCCAGAGAGGTCGTTCGGCCCGTTCGTGCCGGGCTTGATGTCCATGAGCGGCAGCATGCCCTTCGTGCGCTTCGCCGTCTTGTCGTCGGACGCGATCTTGCCGCTCGCCTCGTCATCACCCTTGTGGATCGGCAGGCCGTCGCCGTCGATGTCGATGCCGTGAGGGGTCTCCCCCTCCTTAGCCATGTCCTGCGGGCCGTCCTTCATGGCCTGGACCATGTCCTTCTGGTCCTCCGCCGCCTCGGTACCTGGGCCGACGTTGGAGATCGGGGACTCGTGCGCCGCCAGCAGGTTGGTCTCGGTCTCGTCCCCGGCCGCCGCGCTCTTGGACGCCTCACGCGGGACGCCCGGCTTGGACGCGGGGGCCTTGAAGCCGCCCTCGCCCTGTGCGCCGTCTGCGGCGGGCATGAGGGATTTCTCTAGCGCCTGGTTCAGGGAGTCGAACACGTCAAGCTCCTGCGGCTCCAGGACGGACTTGGTGACGTCGTCGGCCGTCTTGTGGTTGAGCAGGACCGTGGGCCTGCCGCCGGACGCCTGCTTCATGAGCAGCGGGTACTGCTTGATGTGGTTCTCCCCGAGCGCCGGGAAGTTCATCTTCGGGGTGATGTCCGTGACGTCGACCTTGGTCGTGTCCACGTTCGTCATCATCGCGTTGAACGCGCTGGAGACGCGGGGGTCGTAGTACGCGGAGAAGACCTGGTGGCGGAGGTTGTTCTTGAGCTGCTCGGCGTCCTTGGTGAAGTGGAACGCGATGTACTCGCGCTTGCAGTGCCAGTTGGGGGCGTAGACCACGAGGCAGGCCTCCTTGCCCTCCTCGTTCCCGAACAGCTCCTCCTTCAAAGTGTCAAAATCTAGCTGACTGTATTCGTCGAATTCGCTGTCCCCGATCTTCTTCTCGATCAGGTCGCCCATCTCCTCGCCGCCGAACACGCGGACGACGCAGCCGTACAGCAGGGCCGTGGGGAAGTTCTTGCGGTCGTTGCACACCGCTGGCGGGACGATGTAGATTCGCCCGCACGAGACGTTCTGGCGGAAGCCGTGGTAGAACACCTCGAAACTCTGAATATCCCCGGAAGAACGCGCCTTTTTTTCACCGGCCTGCACCGCTTCCACAACCTTAGCGAGAAGTTCCTCGCTGACCGTGAACATCTGGTAGCCCTTACCCGCGACTGAGTTCCCGCTGATCCCCATTTTACTTTCTCCCTACTGCGGCTGACTGCGCAGCGACATTTTCCTTTACATGTGGACACTCACCGTAGTGTCCCTTAGAGCAGTTGCAATTCCAGCAAAGTAACTGAAACTCATCTGGAAAACCGGTGTCGATCAATCGTTTGTATAATGAAGGCCCAATTGCCCTGCCTCCTAGTTGTCTGCGCTGCTCAGCACCGTCGTTGTGCACGTGATCTAGTGTAAGAAACTCAAACCTGGCCTCGTCACAACTGCCCTTACACTGACATTTCCCGCCGTAACCAGCGATTACTCGCTTTTTCTGATTGGTCCTGAACTTTTTGTTCACGTCCTGGTCAATCTGTCGATGCGTCTCGCAAAGACTTCTTCCTAAAAGTGCCGGACTAGAGCAGCGCCCGCACAAACCCGCAGCCCTTCGCGCTGTTCGTAATGCCTTCGCTTCAGTGGCGGTCATAGTCCCCTTCTTACTTCTTGCTGTTGTCGAGCTTGTCTACCGCCCGCCTGATTTCCTGCTCGCGCTGGGCCATAATATCCCTCCAATGATTCAGGACGCTGTTGATGGTGCTCTCGTCCAGCTTCGCCTCGCGCATGGCCTCCTTGGCCCCCTCGCGGTACTCGTCGATGGCGTAGCGGAACTTCTTGCCCTCCCAGTTGAGGAAGTCCTTCCTGGACATGATGTCCGCCTCCTCGACCTCCTTGCCGAGCTCGCGCAGCGCCTTGACCTGCTCGCTGAGCGCCTTGATCTTCAGCCCCTCAAGGATGCTGACGTCATTGCCGTACTTGATCATCAGCCTGTTGACCGTGGCGATCTCCGAGGCGATCAGCCTCTTGATCGGCCCCGGCGGCGTCTCCGGGTCGTTGATGAGCGCGATGATGTGGTCCAGCTTGGACTCGCGCTCGCGGTCCGAGGGCACCGGGGTCGACGAGACCTCGCCGTCCTCCGTCAATCTGATCGTGTACTCCTCCATTGCTACTCCATGTACCTTTTGATGCTCCCAGAGTGGAACTCTGGGATTCTTTTAACCCGTTCGTCTACGCTACAAACTCGTTTACCACGTCGTATTCGTCGTAAAGTTCCGTCGCCAAGTGTTGTCTCCTTCCCGTCTCAGATACTTGCTTGCCCTGTTTCCCCGTATCGCCTCTTACTACAAACACCGCCTAATCGAAGTGAATGGCGAGTCCGACCATATACATCTGCTGCTCGAATGCCCTCCGACCGCTTCCCTATCGTCCGTAGTCGGTCGGCTCAAGCACATCTCAGCCAAACCTTAATTCCCTGTACGGCCAGCATCAGTCAAGGTCCACCCGGAACGTCGGGTTCATCTCGACTTCGCCGCGCTGCGGCCCGTCGGTGTCGATCGTTGGGCCCTCGACCGGGCCTGATAGGTCGTACTCGTTGAGGATCGCGTGGCCGTCCTTGGCCACCTTCTCCCCAGCCTGTTTACCCATGCCTGGATAAGAAACTATGCGCGTCCCGTCCGGCACGCTCGCCACGACCCGGTTGGTCGGGCGGCGGTTCGGGTCGAGCAGCCTGACGGCCTCGGGCCTGAACCCGAGCTTGCCGATCAGGAAGGCGCGGTCCGCCTCGCTGACCGCCGTCTTGCCCGGCCTCTTCTTGACGTCGATGACGAAGTCCGCCATCAGCCTCCGCGCCTGCACGGAGCCGACCTTGCGGGCCGCGCCCTCGAAGATGCGCTCCAGGCTGTGCCCCGCGCTGTGCAGCTTCCTGACGGCGTCGCGCTGGATCGTCACGACGGCCGCCTCCTTCTGGAGGCCGCGTGCCACGTCGATCGTGTGCGCCGCGAACTTGCCCTCGACGCGCTGCGCCCCGCGATCTTCCTCTACCTCGCGGGCCTGGCGGTTGAAGTGGGTCGGGCAGCTGGCGCACTTCTCCGCGCCCTGGTACGCCGCGTTGCGGATGCCGATGCCGTTCAGGAACCTCAGGTCCGCGCTCGCCACGACGATCTTGCCCTTGGCGTCCTTCTTGAGGTTCTGGACGAAGCCACGGAACGCCAGGCTGGTGTCCACGTCGCCGAACTTCCCGGTCGCCCACTTGTAGACCTGCTCAAGCGAGGCTCCCCTGTCGTGCATCTTGCCGACGTGCTCGGACGAGAAGCGCATCTTGGTTTCGCGCTCGTCGCTGAACAGGCTGGACGCACGCTTCTGCTGGTTCTTCACCCTCGCGTCCGCCGTCTTGATCAGGTTCGTCTGCTCGCCGAACTTGACGGGCTGCACGCGCATGCCGTCGTTCGCTATCGTCACGAGGGCCGCGTGCTTCCGCTTCTCCGGCACGCCCGGCGTCAGGTGGTTCACGATCTGGGCGAGTTCGCCCTCGTTTGCCACGACCGGAAGATGGTACAGGTTGCAGGTCTTGCCGCGTGCGTCCTTGTTGAAGTACGCGCAGCCGGGGCAGGCTTTCACCTGCTTCACGGAACGCGCCTGCGGCTTGACGCCGGTCCGATCCCAAGCTCTCTTCTGCTGCACGCAGGCATTGCCAGAAGCATCATGGTACTCCGCCGACGGAAAGTCGGGAGCTGGATGGCAAACCCTGCAATCGCACGGGGCATTGTATCCCCCGCCGCAGCAGCTTTCGGCATCCGGGCGATCACACCGGTTACGGGCGTCCCGTGGGCAGACCTGCGCCTGCGCGTCTTCCAAAGCTTGAAGCTCTGGGTTTTTGGGGTAATCGGCTTTCTTGCTACCCTTAAGGCTGCGCACCCCCAAGCCTATACTGTCGTTGCGCTCTTGGGTCTTTGCCTGCAACTGCCTCAGCACTTGGTCGTATTCTCCCCCCTTGATCTTATCCTTGCCCTCCGCTTTCAGAGCGTCCAACCTGCGGAACAACGCATTGCACTCCGCGTCAAGCGCCACTAAGTCAGCGGTTTTGCCCGAGGCTGTACGCTCGTACTTGGGCGAGGTCTTGTCCATGTACGTGTTCGGCTCTAGGTACGCCAGGCCCATCAGGCCCGCGTTGCGCTGGAGGTAGTCCGTCGCGCTCTGGTGGTTGAACAGCTCGATCTCCGCCAGCTTCTCCAGCTTTGCCGCGACCTTGGCCGGGGACGTCCCGGTGTTGAGCAGGTCCCTGATGTACTTCTGGACCTGGGCGTCGGTGATCTCCTTCTTGGCCGCGCTGTTCTCCGCGAGGTTGCTGCCGGAGTACGCCTTGTCCGCGCTCATCGTCAGCTCGTCCAGCAAGGACTGGTTGCCCCCGACGTCGCTCTTGTAGTCCTCCTGGCGGGGGTACGCCTCCTTGTGCCAGGCGTCCTTCGCCGCCGCGATGCGCGGCGCGGCCATGTCCTTCGCGGCCATGCGCTCCTGGTACTCCTCGGACGCCGTCTGCTTCTTGCCGCTCTTCGGGCCCCAGACGGGGGTGTGGCGGGAAATCCCCTCTGAAAGCTCATCTTCAAAGTCGGTGTCGACGTACTGGTGGGAGCGGTCGAGCTGCTCCTCGCCGGACTTCTTGGCGTCCGCTATGCCGAGGTCCTTCCAGTCGGGCTCGCGGTCCGCCAGGAACGCGTCTATGATGCTAGTGTAGGGCTTCTTCTCTGCCATGTTATGCTCCCGCCTTTGCACGTTTTGCTAACGAAATCGCCTGCCTTTGCTGCAACGGCATCGGGCCATGTTTTTCTCCAGTGCGAGCACGGTTAGCGCATGCCCGGCTGCAATGCTTTCGGTTATTCATGTCGGCAAAAGTGCCGCTTCTTGATTGCGTCGGCATTATGACGGCACCACAAATTTCGCATAGTTTCGGGCTTTCCAAATACGTTGCGAGAGCCTGTTCATAATTTGCTTTTGTTCTCGCTGCCGACTTTGCTCTGCGTTCCGGGCGTTGCCACAGCTTTCGACTGGCAGCGCCGATCTTTGCCCTCACTTCTGGCAACGCCAACTTGGCTCTTCCCGCTGCCAACGCTTCAAGCTGCACAGATGTTACAGGTTTTCCACGCCGCATGCTGCTAAATTTTGCCCGAACTGCCTCAGAACGTTTCATCCCTAAATGTGCCTCGCCAATCTTCTTGGCATGTTCCGCTGACTTAGGTTTCCCACGATGTGCGGCACTGAGTTTTAGCCGTGTTTCAATCGAAGCTTTTCTCCCACGCATAGGTGCCCCGGCTTCTGGAGAAATGTTATACCCAGTATTAACAGCATCAAAAGCGTTCAGTGCTAACTGTTCTTGTTTCAGTAAATCTACTTCTGGACAAAAAGCAAGCGTTTCGAATTCAAATGCAGTTTCCCCGTACTTGTTCCAAGCATGCTGTAACTTAAGGCTTGGAGAAAATCTCTTCCTAAGCTCACGCAAATGTTCATTTTTTCTACGGTGTAAGTGCTTAGAGCTACCGATATACGATTGGTTCGTTACTGTGTTGAACCAACGGTATACCCCGCAGTTAAAAAAATTGTTCATCAAAACTCCAAGCTATCCAAAAGATTTGCTAAAAACGCCGCAGGCTTGTCGTCTGGGGCTGCCGGAATAGAGTCCCCGTCATTCACCTCATTACCAACAAGTTTCACTATCTTATTACCGCTTAATTTCCAAAAATCACGAGTCGCCGGGCATTCGTAGATTGATCCCGCGACGCGGCGCATCGAGAACTGGTCGATGTACCGCTGCACGTCCATGGGGATCGGGGACGCCGACGCGTAGTGGTTCTTGGAGAAGATCGGCTGGGTGCTCTCGCCCGCCTTCAGTCCGTGCGCCGCCTTTGCGTATATCTTCCTGCTCATAGTGGTTATCCCTTCTGCCCCGTCAAGTACGCGGCGGTCGCCGCCGGGGTGCCGCCCTGCGTCTTCCTCACGCGGATAAACTTCCAGCACATGCACGCCGGGGCCCACACGGCCATCGCCGGATAGGCTGGCGGCCCCGTGATCGCCGCTTGACCGAAGATTGCGACAGGCGCGTCCGTCACGTTGTTCGGCGCAGAATTGCCCGTGTACGTCGTCAAATTTTGCGAGTGGCTAGATGATGGGTCCGGCGGAACGGTGTTGACGCCGATGTTCACGCCGCCGGAGTTGTCGGAGCCGGGGGGCGTGAAGCCCGTGTTCTGGAATCCGTTGACCATGGAGAAGTTCTGCTGGAGCGGCAGCGCCCCGGTGAGGGCGAAGTGCGTGCTGCTGCTCGGCCCGAGCGGGTCGACGGTGCCGCCCTGCGTGCCGACGCCGTCCGCGAGCCTCTGCGGGTCGAATACGCCGCCGCCCTGGAGGACCTCAGCGCCCGTGGCCAGGCCGACGTAGCAGTTCCAGCCGATGACGCTAGGTGCCTGCGTGGCGGAGGGGACAGGGGCCGCGACGAACAGGTAGTTCCCCGCCGTCACCGCGAGGGAGGACTCGGCCGAGGGCGTGGTCTCGCCCCACTTGGTCACGAACGTGGTCTCCACGAAGTAGGTCTGGGCGGGGAGCTGGCTCGCGTCGGGCGGGCCGCCCACCGCACTGTTGCTGCCGCCGACCAGGTTCGCGGAGCCGGGGAGGGAGGCGAACTGGCTGAGCACGGGCGCGGAGCCCGGGGGCCCGATCGCCGCCCCGTCTATCATGACGTTGGGGTCGTTCGAGGCTTCGACCCAAATAGTGCTGCCGCTTTCAAGCCCGACCACCTGAATCGACATAGCAACGAGGTTCGAAACATCAACCCACAAGCCGTCTGCGGTGAGTGTGCTGCTAAAAATCTGGAGGTTCTGAATCTGCATGACTTGGCCCCTCGCTATAGGGTCAGGTAGTCGAAAATTCAGTCGCAACCGCAAAATAGGTATTTGATATAATGAGAACTTTAGAACACCTATTTCAAGGGGACGGGATGGGAAAACAAAAAGACCTTACGGGACAAAAATTCGGCAGCCTAGAAGTGCTGCGATTAAGCGAAAAGCACCTGTCGCAGTCAGGTCGCTGGTATCAGGCCTGGGACTGCCGCTGTGCCTGCGGGAAGGAACTGCCAGTTCCGGCTCAGTATCTCAGGTCTGGGAAGAAAAGTTGCGGATGCCTCAGCCCCGGCCCAAAAGCCCTGACCGCGCCAGAGCAGCTTTTCAGGGTTTACCAAAGGTCGGCAGCTCAAAAGGGACACGAATGGCGGCTCCTCTTTAAGGAGTTTTTCTACCTAACCCAACAGCCGTGCCACTACTGTGGCGTAGGTCCGATGAACACCTTCATCCACCACAATCAAGTCCCGTTCCTGTACAACGGGATTGATCGTATGAAAAATGAGGTAGGTTATGCGTGGGAAAACCTTGTGCCCTGCTGCTGGATTTGCAATCGGGCGAAACTCAACATGACCTATGAACAGTTTCTTGGGTACCTGTCCCACGTAGTCTCTTTCCGCTATGGCGTCCTTAGGTAGAGTCCTACCCCAAACCACACCTCGGCTCGTGCTGAGGCTCGAACAGGGGCGTAATCCCCGTTAGGGTGCCGGGGCTGGTAGGACTAAGTCCCGGCATCTGCAAAGGCAACCATGGACCGCGAGGGGAAGCGCCTCATTCTCGGCGTACTACGCATCTTTTGCGGGGCCCTGGTCCTCACCGGGCTTGCCGTCCTGGCCCTGGTCTTTGCCGCCCTTGGCCTCCTCAAGATGCTCTAGCGCCTTGCCCAGCAGGCTGGGGTCGTCCCTGAAGCACTCCAGCCCCCGGTTGCACGTCGTGCACAGGAGCCTCTTCTGGAAGCCGAAGACGTGCACGTGCGTGTCGCGGTGGTACAGCGTGAGGGAAGCGCCGCAGATGGCGCACTTCTTGTCCTGCGCCCTCCACAGCTCAAGGTAGTCGTTCGGGGACATCCTCCACTTCTGCTGGAGGAGCTGCTCGTAGGCGGCGACCTTTGCCCAGAAGGACCCGGTGTAGGCGTTGTGGCAGGTCTTGCAGTAGTCCTGGCGGCCGGACGCGGTGCGCCTGTTCTCCCCGAAGGCGTCGAAAGGTAAGACTTTACTACAGCGGTTACACCACTTAGTCTGTGCTTTTTCGTCAAAAAGTCGTTTACGCCCCATTTGACGCCTATAATTTCCCCTATTTAGCTTTGCGTAGTTCTTTGGCAGCATATCCCTTGCTCAATCCCCTAATTAGGAACGGGAAGTTAGTCCTTTTTCCGCTACGGGGCCCTCAGTAGAGGCACACCATGAGCTACAGCATCCAGACCGGCAACGTCAAGACCCCGAATCTCGGACTTGTCCTGTCCCTGTTCGACGACCAGGAGCACCGCGAGTACGACGCCAACTGGTCGACGCTCGACGCCCAGTCGAACGTCACCACGCAGTCGGTGAACTACACCGCCCAGCCGACGGACAGCCTGATTCTCGTCAACGGGCTGAGCAACCAAGGCGTCACCCTCCCCCTTGGCGCTTCGTATGTTCTCAGCGCGGCGGCGGCCGTCACCGCCAGCGGCGCGGTCTACACGGGCACAATCACGGGCGGGGATAACAACGCCTTCGCCGGGCAGCAGTTCACGATAGTCGGCTTCGACCTCGTGGCGAACAACGGCACCTTCGTCTGCGTAGCCTCCACGGCGACCACGCTGACGCTGAACAACCCGAACAGCGTCGCCGATACGCACGCTGCGGCGGCGAACACAGGCGTCCCCGTCGGGAAGCGTTACACCATCAAGAACATCGGCACGGGAACCCCGATCAACGTCTTCACGGGCAACGCCGGCGAATTCGCGGGCAACCCCCAGATTTTCAGCGTACCGGGCGGGGCCGCATACGGCGGCTTCGTGACGGTCGAATGGGACGGCTCGCACTACTGGATGCTCGGGTACCACCAGTAACTAACAGTTGCAGGGGACATTTCCCCAAGGAATAAAACACCATGGCCAACAACATCGTCCTACAGCCCGCAGCGGGCGACACATTCGCCCTCTCACAGGTGGCCGCCTCCGTCACGTGGGGCGCGACGGCTGGCAGCCTCCGGGGCAGCGCCGTGTACACCCTGACGACTCCGATCTCCGCCTCTGCGGCGGCCGCGCTCGTCCAGCAGGCGTTCTTGGTCGCGGGCTTCACTAACGCGAACAACAACGGGTCGTTCCTCTGCCTCTCGGCCACGACCACGACCATCACCCTGAACAACGTCTTCGCCGCCACCGAGGTTCACGCGGCTACCGCGACCTACAGCCTCCAGGGCTTCCCCGTGCAGTACACCCGCAAGATCGAGAACCTCATTGCCAACCAGCAGGGCGACAGCGTCTACGTCAACGCCAACTCGGGCGACACGCTCGTGGCCGTCGCCATCGGCCTGAAGAGCCTCTGGCCCTTCGACCAGCTCCACGGCGAGTCCCCGGCCTTCGGCTACCTCCAGGGCCTCAACGACTTCAACGCCAACCCGTCGATCGAGGACACCACGGGCACGGCGGCCCCGGTCACCTCCGCGCAGGTCGGGAAGAACGTCTACAGCCTCTCGAAGGCCAACCTCGTCGCCACCATCACGGCGACGGCAGTGGCGGCGCAGGCCGATGCGATCACCAATATCGCCATCACCACGAACGTCCTGACGGTTACCTCCGCGAACACCTTCAAGGTGGGCGAGCAGGTCACGCTGATCGGGCTGACGACCGCTACCTTCCTCAACGGGCAGGTTGTCACGGTCCTCACCTCGCCGGGTGCCACCTTCACGGCGGCGTTCACGCATGCCGACTACGTCTCGGCGGCGGACACCGGGACCGCGACGGGCACACTCCTGACGGTCACGGCGACCAACACCTTCTCAGTAGGCCAGACGGTTCTGATCGCGGGAACCCAGGAAGCGGCGCTCAACGGGCAGTCGGTCGTTATTCTGTCGGCGACTGGCGCGGTCTTCACGGCGAACAGCACGCTTGTCCCGTACACCAACGCGGCCGACACCGGGACCGCCACCCAGGTCAGCACGAGCGGCAGCACGGTCTACACGGGAACTGGCCTGGCGAGTCTCGCAGGCTACTACTTCACCGTGGCGGGCTTCTCGAACAGCCAGAACAACGGCACGTTCCTCTGCACGGCGTCCTCGGCCACGACCCTGACGCTGAGCAACGCGGACGGCGTCGGCGAGCTGAACAGCAGCACGACGGCCACCGACTACGTCGTCACGCTGGCCGGAACCTTCGCCTTCTCTGTCGGGCAGTCGTTGCAGCTGGGGGGCTTCCAGGCCGCGACGTTCCTGAACGGGCAGATCATCAAGGTCGTCACGCAGACCGGGATACAGGTCACCGCGAACTACCCGCAGTACACCGAGGAGTATGTCCGCCTCGCGGGCGGGGTCCCGGTTCCGTATCCGCAGGGCACCCTGTCCGCCGTGGCCGAGCCGCAGACCGTTCCGTCTCCGGCCCTCCCGGTTTCCGGCGTGACCATCGCCGGGGCGACACCGCTGAGCGGCAACACCTGGACGCTCGTGGAGAACATCAACCTCGTCGACGCGGACTACACCCCGACGGCGACGCCCCCGGTTGCGCCGAATCCGTGGCCAGCCTGCACTTGGAGTCTGGACGGCTACTACCCGAGTCTCTACGCCTGGGTGGCGACGGGCGTGTCGGCGGGGCCCTACAACGTCAGGCTGCTTTCCTGCTACCAAAACGGCATCGACGCCCCCGCGGACCTCGCGGCTGGCAAGCCGATCTTTGACGGCGGCGTGAACTTCCAGGTCTTCCGCATCTCCGGCTCGACTGGCCTGGACGGCGGCAGCGTCCCGACATCCGTAGGAACGAGCGCGTCCGCCTCGGCGACAGCCCCGGCGTCCCTCGTCCTGACCGCCGCTAACGGCGACATGGTGCTCTCCATCGGCCTGATGAAGAGCGGCAACGCCGTGCAGCCCGGATCGGTCGGCGGCACCGCGACCTCGCTCGTCCTCAGCAAGGTCACGCCCCTCAACTACGGACCCGCGCAGTTCGCGCAGCAGAACTTCGGCGGCGCGGTCTACACCGGGACGATCACGGGGGGCGCTAACAACGCGTTCGCCGGGTACACGTTCACGGTGACCGGGTTCGGCCTCGCGGTTAACAACGGGACCTTCACCTGCACGGCGTCCTCAGCAACCACGCTCACCCTGAGCAACGGGAACGCGGTCGCGGAGACCCACGCGGGCACGGCCGCCTACACGGCCCTGATGTCCCGCATCTCCAACGGCAAGCTGGTAGGCTCCGAGGCCCACTACATCGTCGAGTACGCCTTCACGGCGGCACCCGGCACCTTCAACCCGAGCTTCCAGAACCCGCTAGGGTACGAGATGGTCATCGCGTCCCTCGGGCTCGCGTCAAGCTAAACAGCACACCTAAGCCTGATCGCTTACGGTGCGAGGGGCCGCTATCCGGCGGCCCCTTCTTTTTGTTGGCGAATTACCCACTTTGGTCGGCATACGGTATTAGTGTGGGTGTGTGGACTCTACTCGCCTGCGGGCCGACACTTGTCCTATTATGCACTATAGCACAAATTTTCGTGTATTTCGTGAGGAAAAGTCGGGGATTTTTCTTTTGCGCAGTATTGGGTAAGTGGAAAGGCCACTATGAGTGTCTGCTACGAGATCGTCTGCCACAAGTGCAAGAAGCGCCTGTGGATCGGACAAGGTTCGGTGATTTACTCCGCGCCGCCGTACATGGATCACCTTGCTGCTTTCATGCACGACCACATTAACCATCCGTTGGAGTTCATGCGGGACGAGACCGCAAGCGAAACGGATTACGAAAGAATTGATTGGGAAGAATAAAATTGTTTTCCGTTTCACAAAGACTAATGGGTTTTTATGCAGGGAGTGTATTGCTGGGTCAATTCGGTCAACGGTAAAGTCTACGTAGGGTCGGCGAAAAACCTCGCCAAACGTAAAACCGAACACCTACGCCTACTCAAGAAAGGTGTTCACCACAGTCTCCATTTCCAACGAGCCTGGAACAAGTATGGACCTGATGCCTTTGAGTTTAACATCCTAGAACCTGTAGAGGATGAAATCTGGCTTCGAGCGAGAGAAACTGCATGGCTCAACCGCCTAGAATCTTTCAAAAGTGAAATTGGTTATAACGTCGTGCGTGACGGATGGTCGGCTGCACAATTCGAACCTACCGAACGCCGTAAAGAAGCATGGAAGAAGAACGGCGAACGAAGGCGTGGAGTCAAAGACTCTTTCGAAGTACGGGCGAAAAAGAAAGCTGTTTCTAAGCTGACAGCACAAACCGAAAAATTCAAACAAGACATAGCCGTTAGGCGCGTTGGCAAAGTACATTCAGAAGAGGCGCGTGCAAACTTGCGTGCGGCATGGGCTAGAAAGAAAGCCCGTGGATACAAAGCTCCGTTAACATTCACTACAACAGGGAAGACCCCTTGGAATAAAGGTAAAACTTTCTCCGAAGAATCCCGTCAAAAGATGTCCGTTTCACAAAGACTAAGTTGGACTCCTGAACGCCGGGCTGCGCAAGCAGAACGTGCGCGTAAACAAGGCTTAGCAAATCTAAAAAATCAACGCAGAACTGGAACAGTGGAGACAGTCCGTGTTGTGGAGGTGCTGTGATGAGTGAGAACACTCCTTACTTTCGATTCTATAACTAGTGCCCGGTCGATCCTCCTGACGGAGGAGGAGCAGCTTGAGGGCTGCACCACGATCTCCTTGGAGACGCAGCAGGACCTCTCCGAGGAGGACATCCTGACCTACGTCCTGGAGAACTTCCCGGAGTTCCTCCGCATGCTCCGCTTCCTGAAGAAGGAGGACCAGGAGCTCCTGCTTTCCTACTATCTGTTGAGCAAGATGCTGGACGTGGATACGCCCATCCCGACTCCTGATGGGTGGAAGCGCAATGGCGATATTCAAGACGGCGATTGGGTATTGGACGAGACTGGTAAACCGACTAAAGTCCTAAAGGCGCATGCGGCTCATTACCCGGAGGTGTCTTACGAAATAGAACTGGATAGTGGGGAAAAAATCTACGCCGGAAACAGTCATCTTTGGTTGACCTCTACTTACCGGGAGAGACAGAACGCTAAACATAGGAAAGACCGCATCCTGCACCAGACAGTGCGTAACACCCAAGAACTCTTCGAGACGCAGGAATACTGCGCGAGCGGTAAAACAAACAAGCTCTTAGCCAACCACCACATCACACTACAGACCGCCCTTCAGCTTCCAGAAGTTTCTCTTCCGGTCGATCCCTACTGCCTTGGGGTTTGGCTAGGGGATGGCAATAGCGACTGTGGGATCATTACCGCGCACCAAGACGATGCCAAGGAAATCCTGTCGCATTTCTCGAAAGCGGGGTATAAGTGGCATGCCAATGAAAAAGACCAGCAACGTTGGCATGTGCTTGGACTTTACCCCGGCTTGAGGAAACTGGGGGTAATCAAGAACAAGCACATACCCGCCGTGTACTTGCGTGCCTCCTTCGCTCAACGGTTAGCTCTTTTGCAAGGCCTTTTGGATGCTGACGGGTGGGTTAACAAGGACGGAAACTGCGGGTTTTCTAACACACGTCTTGCGTTGGTCTCAGAGACGAGCGAGCTTCTATGGTCGCTCGGTATCAAACACCAATTCCAGCCTTACAAAGCGTCTTGCACTTACAAAGGGGAAGAACGTTTTAGCGATAGCTGGAAAACCTGCTTCACAACCGTACTCCCGTGCTTCCGCATGGAGAGAAAGTTGTCGAAACAAAAGCGTGATAAATTAAGCGGAGCCTCGCTCAGCCATCATATCGTCGGTATTAAAAAAGTGGGGCCGAGATTGATGCGTTGCCTAGCCGTTGACTCGCCCTCCCATCTATACCTGTGCGGGAAAAGCATGGTTCCCACGCATAACACCCAGAACACCCTCGCCGTCATCCACAAGTCCACCCAGACCGTCTGCTCGTTCCGCATCCGCATGGCCGTCAAGACCCTCGCGTGCTTCATCATGATGGGGGAGCCGACCGTGGACAGGATGCACGGCATCCTCACGCGGGCGGGCCTGGAGAAGAGCCTGGACAAGATCGACCTGTCGGAGATCGTCGACCTGTACGCCAAGACCAGGTCGTTCCAGAGGATCGCGGAGGTCCACCACCTGCACAGGCCGGACATCCGCCGCGCCATGAGCCGCGCCTCCAAGCAGCTCATGGAGTCAAAGGACGCGCAGGAGCACGCGCTCGGGGCGTACATCCACAGCCTGATAGACAAGGCGAACCCGTCCGGGGTGGGGTACAGCAAGAGGAAGGTCTCGAAGCTCGGCCACATCTACCGCACGGACCCGCCGCTGCTCGGGGAGTTCAGGAGAAAAGTTGAGGACCCCGACTTCGACCACATGTTCATTTCCCGAGCGAACCGTTAGTCCCTAAACTTTTCGTGCAAGCATGGGCATATCAGCCCCCGGAGGGTGAACCACGGCTCTTGCCTTGAATGCGAGAGAGGCAGGCTGAATGTTGCAACACAGTGAGTTGCAAAACTAAGCGCACGTAACTTGCTTTGTTTTCGCCATAACACCTTCGAGCCAAAAACCAGCGTTGCGAATCGCAACGGTCAGCATCCTACCTTCCCCCCTAACTATCTGAAAACGCTGGACGCCGCGCTGGAACTCCGATTGCATATACACCAGGCGGAGGCGGTTATGACAGTCGTCCTGGTTCTGCTCACGTTCATCCTTTTCCTTCTCATCGACTACTTCAAGTCTCGCGGCAAGGTCGCCGTGATCACGGCGGAGGCCCGCACCGCCAGGCCAGCCCGCAGGCTCGTGGGCGGCTTCAGCGTCCCCGAGAACCTCCTCTACCACCCAGGCCACACGTGGGCCCTGGACGAGTCCCCGGCGCTCGTGCGCGTGGGGATGGACGATTTCGCGGCCAAGCTCATCGGCCGCGCCGACGGCATCGTGCTCCCGCAGCGCGGCACGTGGGTCCGCCAGGGGCAGAAGTTCGCCGCGGTCGTGCGCGACGGCCGCGAGGTCAGCCTCGTGTCTCCCGTGGAGGGCACGGTGGCGGATGTCAACAGCGAGGCGGTGCGCGACCCCGAAGCGGCGCGGAAGGACGCCTACGGCGCGGGCTGGCTCATGACGGTCAACTCGCCGGACAAGAGGACGAGCTTCCGCCAGCTGCTCAGGGGCACGATGGCGAGGTGGTGGGTGGAGGACGCGATGTCCAGGCTGCACCCGGCGATGGCACAGGACGGCGGGGAGGCCTGCGACGACTTCCTGACGGAGATGGGCCGCGACTGGGAGGCGACCGCCAAGGAGTTCCTGCTGAACTAGGGGCGCGTGCAGAGCCATGCCCCCGTGCTTCAGGAACTTACGCCTGCGCTTGGACGGCCAATCATTCCCCTTGTCTGGCATAGGTTTAATGTACTTCGGGCAGCGTCTTTTAGTCCGGGCCAAGGAACCCTCCTGGTTTCTGGGGCTTGTGGTATTAAACACGAAGGAGAAACGAATGAAAGTTCTGGTGGGGTGCGAAATGTCGGGCAGGGTCAGGGACGCCTTCGCGGCGCTGGGGCACGACGCGTGGAGCTGCGACATTCTCCCGTCGGAGAGGCCGGGCAATCACATACAGGAGGACATTCTGCTCCACCTGAACGACGGCTGGGACCTTGCGGTCATGCACCCGCCGTGCACACACCTAGCGGTCAGCGGCGCAAGGCACTTCGCGAAGAAGCGGGCGGACGGCAGGCAGCAGCATGGCATCGACTTCTTCATGGCCCTTGCAAACGCCACGATCCCTAAGATCGCGGTTGAGAACCCCGTCTGCATCATGTCGGGGATATGGCGCAAGCCGGACCAGATCGTCCAGCCGTGGATGTTCGGCGAGGAAGCGTCCAAGACGACATGCCTGTGGCTCAAGAACCTCCCGCTGCTGGTGCCCACGAACATAGTGGGGAGGGGTGAATTCGTCGACGTGGGGAACGGCAAGAAGATGACGAAGTGGTACGCGGACACCTTCTACAATCTGCCCAAGGAGCAATGGTCGGTGGCGCGTAGCCGCACGTTCCAGGGCATGGCCAACGCGATGGCCGCGCAGTGGGGCGGCGCGGTAGCCCCGGAGACCCCAGCGAGTCCACCTGCGGAAATGTCCGTTTAACCAGCTCCCAAAACAAAACCGCTGGCCTTCATCAATCGTGTAAAAGTCGGATTCGGGACGCCGCCTACGCTTTGCTCGGGGAGGTCTGCTCTTGCGGCTGGTCTGACCGGAGAGCTTTACAAATTGACCACAAAACGGGTGGCGGCAACAAAGAACGCCAAAGGTTCAAACGGAGCGGCGACAGGCTCTACGACCAAGTCTTAAAGTGCCCTGAACGGTACCAAGTCCTCTGCGCGAACTGCAACTGGATAAAGCGGTTTGAGCTGAAAGAGCAGTAATTACAGTAGGTGCCAGCCTACTACAACGAGAACAACCCGTTCGCCTGCGAGTGGCTGAGAGGCCTCATCAAGGAAGGACGCCTGCCCGATGGAACCGTTGACCCAAGAAGCATCTCCGACATACGACCCGCCGACCTCGACGGGTTTGACCAGTGCCACTTCTTCGCCGGGATCGGGGGATGGCCCCTCGCCCTCAGGCTCGCAGGATGGCCAGACTCACGCCCAGTGTGGACCGGGAGCTGCCCCTGCCAGCCCTTCTCCGTCGCCGGGGAGCAGGGCGGAGCGTCCGACGAGCGCCATCTCTGGCCAGTTTGGGAAAGGCTCATCCGCGAGCGCAGGCCTCCAGTCATCTTTGGCGAGCAGGTTGAGGCTGCGATCCGCCACGGCTGGCTCGACCTTGTGGCGTCTGACCTGGAAGGACAAGGCTACGCCGTCGGGTCGGCGGTTCTTACGGCAGCAGGCGCAGGAGCTCCCCACAGGCGAGACAGGCTGTATTGGGTGGGGGACGCCGACGGCGGGCGACAAGGGCAGCTACTCGGGCCCGATCAAGTCGAGGCTGGGGAGCGAGGCGCGTCAACTTTTTGGGACGGAGCCGAGTGGACAGGGTGCAGGGACGGGAAACGAAGGCCAACTGAACCCGGAGTTCGTCCGCTGGCTCATGGGGTTCCCGGCAGGCTGGGGCTCCTCCGCGCCTACGGGAACGCGATCGTCCCGCAGGCAGCGGCCGAGTTCGTGAGCGCCTTCACGGCGGCGCAGTATTAGACTCAGTGCATTTCAAGGAACAACCTTTGATCTACGGAAGCGTATGCTCTGGAATAGAAGCCGCATCCATGGCCTGGGAGCCTCTAGGCTGGTCCTGTGCATTCGTATCGGAGGTCGAGTCCTTCCCGAACGCCGTGCTCGCGCACCGCTATCCCGACGTCCCCAACCACGGGGACATGACAAAGTTCAAGGAGTGGCCTGATGGAAACATTGATCTCCTCGTCGGAGGAACCCCGTGCCAGTCTTTCTCAGTCGCAGGACTCAGGGGCGGACTGGATGACCCGCGTGGTAACCTCATGCTCACCTATCTTTCAATCGCTGATCGCTACCGCCCCCGCTGGCTCCTCTGGGAAAACGTCCCCGGTGTCCTGCACAGTTCGGGAGGACGGGACTTTGGGTCCCTCCTCGGGGGGCTGGCGCAGCTCGGGTACGGGTTCGCCTACAGAGTTCTGGACGCTGAATACTTCGGAGTGCCCCAGCGACGCCGTCGTGTCTACGTTGTCGGGCATGCTGGAGGGGACTGGCAGCGTCCCGCAGCGGTACTATTTGAGCAAAGTAGCTTGCAGGGGTGTCCTGAAAAGGGCGGCGCAGTACGGCAAGGCGCTGGACCCGCCGGAATTCAGGGCGGCGCTGGAACTGATAGCGGAGGAGACACTGGAGCAGGTGCGGGAGACTCTGCCGCCGAAGCCGCAGCCCCAGCCAGAGACTTCAGGCCAGGACGGGACAACACCCTCGCCTACGCCTGGCAGATCGGATTCGGAATAGACCGCGCCGACACCGAGATTTGCAGCACTATGATCAAGAACCAGGTCCCGGCGGTCATGACGGGCGGCCAACTCAGGCGCGTCACGCCCGTGGAGGGCGAGAGGCTGATGGGGTTCCCAGACGGCTACACACGCGCCCCGTGGAAGGGCAAGCCAGCGGAGCAGTGCCCCGACGCGCCGAGGTTCGCCGCGCTGGGGAACAGCATGGCCGTGCCTGTGATGAGATGGATCGGTTCTAGGATCGCAGCGGCGGACGCCCTTTAGACGAACTCTAATCTCGCCCTGAGGCCGAGTTCAACGAGTTTCTGGACGATCTCACGGTAGTTGAACGTCACGCGCCTGGGACTGGTCCGTATCCCTACGGGCTTGATCTTGCCCTGCTCGCGGTTGGGCTGCCCACCGAGGGAGCCTCCCTCAAGAATCTCCACGCCTGGGGGGCACGGCATCCCGTCAGTATAGACCGTCATAAAGAGCCACTCGCGGTAGAACCTAGACGGCTTGCCGCTCGGACCGAGGCCGACGCCGCCCGGAAGGATGCAGTCGTCAGGCAGCACGTCACCGTTAGCCCATTGTGCGTACTCCTGGACGGCCTCCTCACGGGCTCGCGGAACTTCTTGAGCTGGCTAGTGTAGACGGAAAAGGCGTCAAACTCGTCCTGGCCCTCGTAGAAAATCTTGCTCCACTTCGGGTCCTGCTCAAGGACAGAAACGGTCTGGTTCTTGTAGAGGGCTTTCGGCAAAGTGGATTCCTCCCCTTCCGCTAGTATACGGAAAGAGCGGCTGAGAAGTCCGGTTCTGGTCTTAAAGCCTCCCGCGAGCAGCGGCGCTGCGGGCGGGGGTGACCTTTTTGGAGCCTGCTTTGTTTCCAGGGGTCTGGCCCGTGCCCTCCGCTTGCGGGATGTTCTTGATCTTGTCCATCTTCCTCGGCTGGCCCGACTCGTCGCGGTCGGTGACGAAGCCCGCCGAGCCGGAGCCGGAGGCGTCCTTCTCCTCCGCGTCCTCGAACGGGGGCTCGCCGACGTCGCCGACTGGCACGCCCGACTCGTCCGCCTCGTCGAGCTCCTGCTTGCCCTCCTCCGCGAACGCCTCCTCCGCCGGGGTCGCCCCGAGGTCGATCCCGAGGTGGTCCGCGAGGTTCTCAAGAGCGCCAGCCTGCTCGTCAAGGCTGTGGTACGCCTCGGACAGGGCCTCGGCCAGCTGCTCCGGGTGGTCCTCGGCGATCTGCCTGAAGGCCTTGGCGTAGTTGCGGGCGGCGGCGACGCGCACCTTCAGCGCGGCCTCCTTCGGGGGCTGGATGAGGTCGAGGTTCTCCCTGAGGTTGTCGAACGCCTCGGCCTGCCCGGCGCAGGCGTCGGCCAGCTGCGTCAGGTCCTTCTCGACGGAGCCGGGGTCGTTCGCGGCGACCACGCGCAGGACGGCGTACTTCTCGTACTCTGCGGCTGCCTTCTCTGCCTTGCGGGCCATGATCTTCTTGCGGATTTCCTGCGGTTTCGCCATGTTCGTCCCCTCTTAAATAGGCTGTAAAGTTGCGTTTCTCAAATACTGGGCCGCCTGCTCCAGGCGCTCCATGGAATCTTTCGCGATTCCAAGAAGCGTGTTGCACTCAAAATGCAGCAGCCCTCTGATACATTTTCCGCACGACTCCTTGCCCGGACAACAAGCGTGGTCGTGGTCCACGGACAGATACCTACCAGTTGGCGGCTTGTGGCACATAGCACAAACACCGCCTTGTTCCGCCAACCGCAAGGCATAAGCCTCTGGTGACATCTTGTACTTCTTAAGACGCCATCTGCGGCTCTGGTCTGCCTCCGGTGATTTGACATGGCAAACGCGGCAGAGTGATTGAAAACCGGATTTCGCTCTCGCCTTCTTGTTGAACTGAGCAGGGTCCGTAGTCCTGCACTTCGAACAGCCCTTCCAAACCCAACTCTTCCACACACCAGGCATTAACTAACCTCCAGAAAAGAACTGGATAGTTAATTTACGTCTTCCTCGGAGGCCAGACGCGCCTCCTCGGCGGCGAGCAGGTCGTCCGCCCCGGCCGTGCTGTAGAGGGAGCTTTCCCTCATGAGGAACTCGGCCTGCGCGAGCTCAGGCTGGATCGTCCGGCGCTCCGGCGCGTTGCCGTCCTCCTGGCCGCCCGGCATGAGCGCCACGGACGTCGAGGGCTGCATCTGCTGCTGGCCCGGCTTCATGAGGCTCTGGTTCTGCACCACGTTCGGGCTGACGACCGGGGGAGCGCCCGCCGCCTCCTTCGAGCCCCTGATGCCCATGCTGCGCATCATGTCCAGGTCGCGTTTCCCCGGCGCGGCTGGCATGTCGCCACGGTTGCCCTGCGCGTCCTCGTACCATATCTCCCACTCGTTGCCGTAGGCGAGCTTGTACTCGCCGACCAGGTGCTCGGCCGAGCTCAGGTCGTCCGCCGTGTCGATCTCCTCGGTCTTCCCCCTGTACCTGCCGTAGATCGTGTAGCCCTCGCCGGGCTCGTCGCTGCCTTCCTCGCTTGTCTCGCCGTCCACGCGGAACTCCGCCTTGCGCGACACCTCGCCCGGGTCGTGTGTGCTGTTGTACTCGTCGCACATCTCGCGGGCCTCCTCGTACGACAGGCCAGCGCCGAGCTGCTCCTCGTCCGCGCCCGGGTTCGGCACCAGGCGTCCGCGCTCGACGCGCCACCAGTCGCGTACGAAGACCTCATATGTCTTCCCTGCGGCGGTCTTCTCCTCGGCGTCGGCCTTCTCGTTCTCGATCGCGTCGTCCAGCTCAGGCGTGGACTCAACCGGGAGCGCCTCGTCCTTGTAGCCCGCGCCCTCCTTCTCCATGTCACCCTCACCCTCAAGGACGTCCTTGCGGAGCTTCTGCTGGCCCAGCTCGCGCTCCAGCATCTCGTCCCTCGCCGCTGGCTCTCCGAGGAACTCCTTCACCTCGTCCAGGTCGTCCGTGGTCTTGGTCACCTGCGGATACCCGCCCTTGACTCCGGGATTGGCCTGCCACACGCCGTAGCGCGGAAGGGAGCCGACGGAGCCCTCAAGCGAGATCATCTCCTGCCTCGCGCCGAAGTCCGTGACGAAGCCCCGCTCGTTCCTGAACACCACGTCCAGCGACGCCTGCTTGGACGCCAGGACGCCCGACTCCTCGTTCGCCGTCCCGGCGGGGACGTCGACGATCTTGGGCACGACGTCCGGGGTGCGCGGCGCGGTCGCGGGGGCGTTCGGGCTGTGCGGCCCGGCCGTCTGGTCAATCGCGGGCGCGACGGCCATCGGCTCCTTGCCGCCGGGCGAGTTCGGGTCGGTGACGTTCTGCTCCTGCATCGTGACCGTGGTGTTGCCCGCGCCCTGCGCCTGCTTCCTCATGATCTCCTCGACGTGCCTGAAGTTCGGGCTGATCTTCCACTTCGGGACGCCGCTCTCGTCCGTCGCGACGATACCGCTCTCCATGTTGGAGCAGTCCGCGCCGTACTCGTCGAACATCTGGTCGGTGACGAGCTGCGCCACGCGGACCATGTCCTCGGGCGTGCCGTCGTACTGCCCGCTCAGCATGCCGAGCCTGCGCCCGTCGTCGTTGCAGACCTCGCGCACGACCGTGTTCGGGGAGGTCCTTTTCTTCGCCAGGCCAGCGCCCTGCTTGGTCATCGCTGCGTAATTCAGGCAGTTATCACAGAGGAATTGCCTCTCCCCTGCGGGGGTCCGCCTGCCGGTGGCCGGGTTCTTGCAGGAACGACCCTTGTGGTTGGGGCACTCCCTGCTCTCGCAAAAACAGCGCCCCGTGGCTTCGTAGGGGCTTTTCGCGCCTGTTTTTGCCGCCTCCGGCGCGGACTTCTTCTTCCAGTCCCACGCGGCGGAGGCGGACTCCCACATCGTCCACAGCTGGCGCTTCGTGGGGCGCTTGAGGGTCTGCGTCGCCACGAACGCCGCGACCTCGTCGATCGTGGGCTCGTGGTCGACCTCCCTCACCACCCAGAGGCGCACGTTGCGGTCCTGGAGCCCGAGGTCGTGCTCGTCGAACTTGGACGCGAGCCTCGGCTGGTACAGCTCCGTGGTGTCCGCCTCGTGCATCGGCCTGCCCGTGTCAGGGGCGTAGTCGTCGTCGGGGCGGATGCCGTTGTAGAAGTCGTGGCCGAGCATGGACTCCTTCTCCATGCCGCCGCCCTCGAACGCCTCGGGGTAGAAATCCCTCCATTCTTGAAGTATTTCACCTTCTTGAGCGGCTGTCCGCAGGCCACTATATCCCTCTTGCGTGAGTTCGTTTTCTAAAAAACGGCCACATTTAGCACAGTGGTGGGGAACGTCGTCTCTCACGCTGTAGAAAGGACCGTCAGGAATGCGCGTCACATCACCGGCGCACTTGGCGCAGTATGTGTTCCCGTTGTATAAATACTCCGCGACGCCGGGGTTGTACGCGGTCTTGAGCAGGGCGAACTTCTGCTGCACGGAGG